AGTATCAACATGAGTTCAATCCATCTCATGTGCACTTTGGTTTGTATTCGTTTGTTATATGGATGCAGATGCCAGTAGAAACTAAAGATCAAATGAAATTACCCATAGCAAAGTCTACGAGTTCTTGCTTATCATGTTTTCAATTTGAATACGTCAATACATTTGGACAGAAAAGACTCTTTAACTATCCTATGGGCAAAGAGATAGAAGGTCTCATGGTATTCTTTCCCGCAGTCATGAACCATTTAGTATATCCTTTTTATGACTCAACAGAACCTAGAATTTCTGTTGCAGGAAACATGGCATGGACTACCTAAATATATCAGGTGAATAGAAATTATGACTGAGAAAAAACCAGAAGAAAAGAAAGGTATTCTTGGAAACATAAAAGGACACATAGAGGATAAGGAAGAACAACTTGCTTTCTTATCTACAATCGTGAGATTGTCTGTCCTTGTGTGGTCCGCAGGGATCTTGACGTTAGCGTACGTTAAGTTACCAGCAGAATGGAAGATACCAGAACAGAAGCTGGATCCAACTTTTATAGCTTCGGTCTTCACAGGAACGCTAGCTACTTTTGGCGTTCAAGCAGCAGGAAAGAAGAACGGTGCATCTGCACAAAACTTATCTAAAAAAGATATGGAGTTCTTAATTGAGAAAGCATCTCAAACTGCTCCTGCACAAACCATCAGGATTGAACAAGGTCCTGTCAAAATTGTACCAGACACAAAATAAACATCATGCAAAAATTAATTAATGTACTTGCTCTTTCGTCTTTCGTTGTATCTCTTACCGTTGTTGGCGGTGGCGTTTATCTTTATACACAAAAGGATGCCATCATAGACAATGTAAAGAGCAACATAATGAAATCTGTAATGCCTAGCATAGGTGGAGGTATTGGTGATGCTTTACCAAAATCTACAGGTCCTGCAGTACCAGGTTTACCTAGTTTCTAATGGAAATTCCCGAAATCGGGATTCAAAGTGTAGGTATTGATAGAATTGAGATACCTAACATACATCATTATGTCCCTCACACACAGACAGTACCCTTCATACTGAACATTGGTTCACCTGTTGTGGACATGCCTGGTTGTGTCAAATATCATCCTGACTCAGCAAAAAATAGAGAGACCCCTAACCTAAAGGAAGATGATTCCAATGGGACTAGGGTTCTCTGTGATGGAGAGTATCCAACGTATGATGCGATGGATTACACTCCAGAAGATCTATTGATATACAGAGAGACACCACCACCCAAGGTAGAACCACCACCAGAAATAGAACCACCACCAGTACCACCTACAGGTGACTTAGGTGGCAAAGAAACAGAGTGCCCTGCACCCAATCAACCACGAGTTGGTGATTTGACACAGGCGGGTGATGAGAGAGTTGTAGGTCACGAACTACAAGGAACTACCTGTGTAGTATTGTATGAACCAACTACACCTGTTGAGAAATTTTTGCCATCTACAAATCAAGTCAGCACAACCGCAGCAATAGCAGTTATCGCTACAGCATCTGCAGCTGCAACACCATTGTTGTTACGACTCATAAAACCAATCATTAAAAAACTCACAACTACAGTCCAAAAGAAACTTGGAAAGCATCGTGAGTTGTCTAAGTCTGAGATACAAGCTAATGCTTATCGTGCTAAGAAGGGTCTTCCTCCTTTGAAGATCCGACGGAAATAGATTTTAGATCACCAGCACCACCATTAGGTGTGATAGTATGTGTGTGAGGACCTACGACATTAGGTTGGTTGATCAACATAACATCAGCACATACACTATAGTATGGTGACTTGGGGTGGAATACTATACCCTGTTTTTTCAATTCTCCACAATTTTTTAATCTTGCAATCTCAAAATCTAATCTCTTGTTAGCAATCACTTGAGTACGATACTCATTGTGTAGATCTACTGATTGCTTACATTGCTCCATTGCTTTCTTGTCTAGAGGCACAGAGATAGTCATAGAGAAACCTAAGTTTATATTCTGTGTAGATTTCTGCCCTGTTCTAGTAGGAACATAGTACAATATTTCGCCAGGATTGTCTGGTATATTGTCATCATTATTATCTGCCATGTTGTAGACAGGATCATTGAAAAAAGCTTCGTAAGGGTCTTGCCACGTTCCTGTTCTGGTGACATATGGTGTAAAATTCATGGTAGCACCTTGGCATTGTATACCATCACCATATGTGTTAGTAATATAAGGACCTTGCAACACTTGAATTGCCTGGTTGGTCACTGAGCCCGAACTATTCGCAACAGGATTTGCGGTTGCACTTACACCGCCTACATCTGTAGCGTACGAGGGAAAGCAAGAAACGGTAGACAATATCAACGTACTTGCTAATTTGAAAATATACTTGTTGACTCGGTGACACTTTGGATCGTGGTTTCTCTTTGTATTATTGTGTGCGTCTGAAGGCCAGGTCCGCTGTAATGTTCCGTAAATTGGAAGGCACCTCCTGCCTCGGATTGCACCCAATTCGGTTTGTTGTTTGTTGATAAATCTAATCCAGTCCATGTTGAAGTCACACCGTCTACGGTATTAGTTTGTGTTGAAGTCACATCAGGTGCTACGTTAGTACTACCTTCTTCAAGTTGCACACCCGAGCCACTGACCGAATACGTCCAGCCTGTGGCATAATCCATACTATTTATGGTCTCATTTGTCGTGACCGTCTGGGTGGTCACTGAGGTCATACTACCTTGAGTGAAGTTCGGGACCACGGGAACAGCCTTCACAGTCCGTACATTCGCAAGGAAGCACGTGCTTGCAAACAGGACAAATATCTTTTTCATTAGTCATGTTATTAGTCTATTGATAGTTCGGTTACGAATTGACCTGTAGTTACAGTACCACTTCCACCACCAACTGCTGTAATCGCATGTGCTTGTGTTACAGTACCTGTACCAGTACCACTACCTACTGCTGTTGATGTTTGGTTTGAGTATGCACTAACAGCACCTAGAGAAGGAGCAGTTGTTACAATGGCGTCACCTTCAATAAATGACTGGCTAAAGCTGAACGCACCCCCTGCACTTGTCTGGGTCGCTGTAGCAATGGATCCTTGACCAACTCCGTCAGTCAATGTACCTAGTCCACCAACGTTACCATCGGCAGATCCACCACCACCTACGTCTAGGGTCACACCAGATCCTGATGCTGAGTACGTAGATCCTATCCGTGATACCTGAGTCGCAGCTGCGTTTGTGGTCAACTGGAACGAAGACGTCATTTTATGTGTGATATCCGCAAATGCAGGGGAACTAAATCCTGCTACCATAATAAGGGGAATAAATTTTTTCATTTTCACCCTACAATCTAAAGTTCTGTATTTATTTAGTCATGTTTAAAAAATAAAGAAAATGTTTATTTTGAAACTTTCCGCTTGACAAAACTTAATATTTGCTATATAGTATTGTAACAGTTCTTAATAAAGTAACAAATGACAACAGTAACTGAAGGCGGTGGACGCCAAAACATGTATCCAACTCAGGTACAGACACAATATGTAGAGGACTACGAGGGTTATGGCATCAATGCTGAGAAACTCAATGGTAGACTAGCGATGCTTGGATTAGTTCTAGGTATCATATCATATGTTACTACAGGGAACTTTTTCTTCTTTGGAATCGCAGGATTCTAAATAAGTTAGCAAATCAACACATTTAATTAACACAAACGGTACACTATCATGACACCAGAAGCAGAAAGATTTAACGGTTGGGCAGCAATGCTTGGTTTCGTAGCAGCAGTAGGTGCTTACGCAACAACAGGACAAGTAATTCCAGGTATCTTTTAATGTCTAATAAGGATATCTTTTTTAAAGCACAAGGTCGTGCTGCAATGATGGGATTCATATTCCTATGTGGATCCTACGTATTAACAGGTCAACTTATTCCAGGTTTCGTATAATGTTTGGAACAAGAGCACAAGACGAAGAAAACGTCACACAGGTTAGAAAGCAACCTGAGAAAGAAAAGGTTGTAGCTGAGCGTATCAACGGTCAAGCAGCAATCTTAGGATGCGTAGCACTCATCGGTGCATATGCAACAACAGGACAAATCATACCAGGCATATTGTAATGAGCAAAGCAGTAAAGAGTGTGAGACCATTTTTATATTTCATCACCCTTTACTTGGTGGTGGGGTCTTGCCTAACATCTACTTGGGTCTAAATTTTTTTCACTCAAGAGTTTACAAAACTAAATATAAAGTAACAAAACTTAAAGGTCAATAATATGGGATCGTTCCCGCTAGAAACAAATTCAATCTCACCAATGTTTGCTATGTTGTGGGTATTCTATCCAATGGCAGTATTGGTGGGAATCGAATTGTTTATGAGAGCGATTGACAATGACGATGACGACGACGATGAAGGCGGTGGAGTAATGACACCAGTTTATCAAGGAGCACAAGCATGATCTATCAGATCACATTCGCATGTGTACTAGGTTACACAGCACTTAACGGACTACCGTTCGTATTTTCTTAAATATACGCTGAGGAGCACAAGCACAAATGACTCAATTTTTATTGAACAATGCAGGGTTCATGCCCATTTTTGAATTCATATTTTTCCTGACTGTGGGAATTACAGCAGGATCACTCGGACTAATCTAATGAAACCTATTCCATTAAAGTTCATACCATGGATCTTCACAAGCTCCACAGTTTGTGCTATAATTTTAGGAGTAGTATCATGACTACAAACTGGATAAATATTTTTCAGATGACTGGTATGATAGTTGGTGGAATCACGATGGTAATGGTGTTCTATCTAACTATGATGCAGTACATGTTGGAAGAATAAAAAATTTTAATGCATGACGACAATCCAAGTTTTGATATAAAAAAGC